GAAGAAATGATGCCGTCTTAACTGAATCCGAGAAAATCGAATTCGTTCAGATGTCATCTCTGCTATGGCACGATGTACTTAAAACCATCGATCGTAAGATCGAGGGGGTTCACTCATTTCAATTGAGTGACCAGTACCCGTTGCCAAAGCACGGGCCCGGTACCACCGCTGATGGACTTCTTGGAAACAAGAAGTTTAATCAGGTAGAGTGGACCGAGCGTTTGGAATATATCTTCCCTATGGGGGAGTATATCATTCCAAACTGGAGATACCGAAAGGATCTCGACCGCGTCACTGCGCTCGAACCTGGCCAAGAAAGACCTGTTGAGGTCCTTCTTGTGCCTAAAACGCTGAAGACACCACGTATTATAGCTAGAGAGCCCACATGTATGCAATATACACAGCAGGCTCTCTTAGCTATGATTACGGACGGAATTGCCCATAGTGACAACATGGATAATTTCGTTGGGTTTATCGACCAAGAACCAAACCAGGTTCTTGCTCGTGAGGGATCCAGAAATGGATCTCTCGCTACGCTTGATTTAAGCGAAGCATCCGACAGTGTCTCCAATCAGCTCGTACGACTAATGATGACTCGCTATCCCCACCTTGCGGAGGGGATCGATGCTTGTCGTAGTCGGAAGGCTGATGTACCTGGTCATGGCGTTAAACGCCTGGCCAAGTTCGCGTCTATGGGTTCAGCCCTTACGTTTCCCGTGGAGGCCATGGTATTTGCTACCTTGGTCTTCTTAGGGATACAAGATGGGCTCAATAGACCCCTGACCTATAAGGATATTAAATCCTTTAAGGGCCAGGTGCGGATCTACGGTGATGACATAGTCATTCCCGTGGGTTTCGTGCGTCCCGTTGTTGCTCGACTTGAAACTTTTGGGTTTCTAGTCAATAGCAGCAAGTCTTTCTGGACTGGTAAGTTCAGAGAGTCTTGTGGTAAGGAGTATTTTGCCGCTAACGATGTTTCCATCGTTAGAGTTCGGCAAATGCTTCCTGCACAACGGGGGTGCGTTCAGGAGATTACGTCGTCTGTGTCACTACGCAATCAGTTTTATATGATTGGTATGTGGCGCACGGCGTATTGGTTAGACAATTGGTTTGAGAATCGGAAGATTCCTCTGCCTTATGTCTTACCTTCTTCTCCTATCTATGGTAGAGTGAGTGCTCTCGGCTATATCGCTGAGAGAATTCACCCCGGCCTCCATATCCCCCTTGTCAGGGGCTATGTGGATGCCTCCGTTATCCCTAAGTCAAAACTTGGGGAGTCGGGTGCCATGGTGAAGTGCTTCTTGAAGCAAGGGGATGAACCCTTTGAGGACAGAAGACACTTAGAACGCGCTGGGCGTCCTAATTCCGCCGACATCAAGATTAGGATGGCATCTGCGATTTAAATGTCGCAGGTGGCTGCTTCCCTAAAAAGAGCAGCGTGAGGAG